GAAGCAGTTGGACGAAATTTTGCAGAAGCCTTACCTAAACGAGGCCGATGAAGAGATGAAGGTGCTGTGTTGCGCGATTGACTCCGGCGGTCATCACACGCAAGAGGTGTATCAGTACAGCAGGGAGCGTGCAGCAATGGGCGTGATTGCGATTAAGGGTATGTCGCAGAAGGGCAAGCCACCGCTTGGCAAGGCATCGAAGGTAGACGTGGACTACAAAGGTAAAGCGCTAAAGAAAGGGGCACAGTTGTTTCCGGTCGGCGTCGACACGGTGAAATCGCTGTTGTTTGGTCGGTTGAAGCACAATGAGCCCGGGGCGGGATATTTGCATTTCTTCCCAACGATTGGAACGGATTATTTCGAGGAATTGACAGCCGAGAAGCAGATCCTGCGGTTTAGGAACGGCTATCCCGAGCGTGTGTGGGTGAAGAAGAGTCAGGCTGCAAACGAAGCGTTGGATGAAATGAATTATGCGTATGCGGCATTGCATCGTTTGTACCAGAAGATGGACAGGAGGACGATATGGGATCAACTCGAAAGGCGCGGTGAGGAGAAGCCGAAGCGTGTGCGTGCGGCGGCGGCACCGAAGCGGAGTTTTGTGAAGCAGTGGTGAGTTACGGCGCTAAAGTACCAAGAAGCCTGAAGTTAGAGGTCGAATGGCGATTCCCCCGTCCATAACAGCCGGCGTGGACGTGGTGTGGACTGACGCTGCGACCACGGATATTTTCGGCAACGCGGTAACGAGTGCAACGCATAATCTTATGTATTATTTCAGATTGAATACAGCAGGCGAGGGTGTTACCGCGACCGGTACTGCGTATTCAGATGGTTGGCGGATCACGATTCCTGCTGCAACCAGCGCCGGAATGGATGCCAGCACTGGGTGGTATTTCCAGGCTGTGCTGACTGCGATCAGCGGTGGTGCGGTCAGTGAGTACAGCCGAGGTCAGATCGAGGTCCAGGCATCATTGGCTTATGCCGGATCGCCTGCAGCATTTGACGGCCGAACGCAGGCGCAGAAAGATTTAGAGGCGGTTCAGGCTGCAATTCGCTCCTTGATGACAGGGGGTGCAACGCAGGAATATCGCATTGGCAATCGCAGCCTGAAGCGATATGACCTGACTGATTTGCTCGCCCTGGAGTCGCAGTTGAAGGCAACTGTGGTGCGTGAGAATAAAGCGAAAATTATCGCCTCTGGTTTAGGCGATCCAAACAATTTGTTTATCCGTTTCGGTAACGGCTGATGGGCATCCGCACCAACATTCTGCGTCGTATTGGCCTCCAGCCGATTCCCAAGGCACTGCCACCTGTGAGGCGGCGTAATTATGCGGGCGCAATCATCAGTCGCCTAACTGCGGATTGGATGTCGTCACAAGCGAGTGCGGACGCTGAAATTCGCACCAGTCTGCGCAAGCTGCGTGATCGCAGCCGCGAAATGGTGCGGAATAATCCGTACGCAAAGCAGGCAAAGCGGACAACGCAAATCAACGTTGTCGGCAGTGGCATCAAGATGCAGTCGCAGGTTGCATTGCTGCGCGGTAATCGCCGTGATGAGCGGACAAACAGCTTGATTGAGCAGGAGTGGGCGTCTTGGTGCCGCGCTGAGCATTGTGATGTAGCTGGGCGCCAAAGCTTCCACATGATGGAGTGGTTGGCAATTGGCGCACTGCCGGAGTCAGGAGAGGCGCTGTTCAGGATTGTTCGCCGTCCGTTCGGTGGCAGTCGAGTGCCATTGGCGCTCCAAATGCTTGAGGCTGATTACCTGGATGAGGAGTATCAAGGCCCAACCCTCGCCCAGGGGAACGAATGGCGTATGGGCGTGGAGGTCAATGAATGGGGCCGCCCTGTGCGGTACGCCTTCCTCACGCGCCATCCAGGTGACTATTGGTTCCAGAATGCGCCGCAGCGAAATGAAAAGCATGTCTTCCTGCCGGCGGAAGATGTCATTCATTTGTTTATCCCAGAGAGGCCACAACAGCATCGTGGCGTGCCGTGGTTCCACTCTGTGATGGCCGATGCGCATCAACTTCAAGGGTATGAAGAAGCTGCTGTGATTCGGGCGCGCGCTGGTGCGTCAATCATGGGTTTTATTACGAATCAAGAGGGCGAGCTAAATGCTGACGACGTCGACAACGAGCGTCGGATCAGTGAGTTTGAGCCAGGGATGTTCAAGTATTTGATGCCGGGCGAGAACGTGACGGTGCCAAGCATCGACTCGCCAGATCAGCAATTTGAAATGTTTGTCAAAAATAAAGTACGTCGATTTGCGAGCGGTTTTGGCTGCTCGTATGAAACGCTAAGCCGTGATTTTAGTGATACGAATTATTCGAGCAGCAGGCTGTCGTTGCTTGAGGATCGGGAGCACTGGAAGGTGGTGCAGGCTTATCTGATTGAGCATTTCCACTTGCGCGTATTCCGTGAATGGCTGTCGCTGGCTGTGCTTGCTGGTGAGCTGCCGTTTGATGACTTTGAAGCGCGGCCTGAGCGTTATGACACGCCGCGCTGGATGGCGCGTGGCTGGGATTGGGTGGATCCGCTCAAGGAAGTGAAGGCTTATCGCGAGATGGAGCAGGCGGGTTATATGACCAAGGCGCAAATTGTTGCGAAACTTGGCGGTGATTTTGACGATAATTTAGCCGAGATTGCTCGCGAGCAAGCTGCTGCTGAACGTTTGGGTGTTGAGTTGGATCGGGACATCATTGAGCAGCCGATGTTGCCGGCTGATCAACCGTTACCGCAGGAGGAAGGCTGATGGGCGCAATGCCGACTGATGGAATGAGGGAAGAGGCGCGACGTTATCGCGCATGGAAAGAAGAGGGACGCAAGGGTGGAACTGAGGTTGCAGCCAGGCGTGCTGGGCAGATTTTGAGCGGTGATGAGCTGAGCGATGAGACTATTCGCACGATGAGTGCATGGTTTGCTCGTCATGAGATTGACAAGCGAGCTGATGGTTTCAGTCCTGGCGAAGAAGGGTATCCATCGCCTGGCAGGGTGGCATGGGCGGCCTGGGGAGGTGACTCGGGTAAAACATGGAGTGATGCACTTGTGGCTCGCATGGAATCTGACCGTGAGTTGACTGTTGATCTGACTGCGCCACAGGTGCAGTTGTATGAGGCTTACGAGGAAATAGCCGAGGAGCTTGGCCAATTTGGTCAGGATGCTGGACCGCATGGTTCGCATTACATGGCGCAGAGCCCTTTCGCGGGTGACGGCATGGTGTGCGCGAATTGTGTGTTTTATGCGGGTCCGCGTGCTTGCGAGATTGTGAGCGGCGATATCGCTCCTGAAGGTGTTTGCAAGTTTTGGATTATTCCAGAGCGATTGATGAGCGAATCACCAGAGACGGGGGAAGGGCGACCGTATCCCAATGAGCATGCCGCGAGACTGCGTGATCCCGATCAGTACGATCGTTTCCGCCGTCGCAATAATGCAGCCGGTAAAGGTGTTGATTTTATTTTCGGTATCAAGACTGGTGAGAGTGGTGCTGAATTGCAGGCAATTCGTTTCAAGCTTTCTGAGTTCACTGCTGCTGAAGCGCGTACGTGGCTGCGTGAGCGTGACTATGAGCCGCTTCAATTTGAAGAGGCAACAGGTGAGCGTTCTAAGGTGGACGAAATTGAGAACGCAGCCGTGACTGAAAAACGTGCAGCGCCTGACGCGCTGAAGGAGGGTGATTTTGTTTCGTGGAACAGCTCTGGCGGTCGCGCGCGCGGTCGTATTGAGCATGTGATGCGCGAGGGTACGTTGGGCGTGCCTGACACTGAATTCAGCATTGATGCAACCGAAGAGGATCCGGCTGCGTTGATTCGGATTTATCGCGACGGTGAGGCGACTGAGACGATGGTGGGTCATCGTTTTAGTACTTTGACCAAGATCGATCCGATCCGTGCGACTGAGGGCGGCAAGTTTCAGCGATCTGAGGTCACATCATTCCGCGCGCTGGATGAAGAGCGGAGCTTCGAATTTCCGTTTAGCTCTGAGTATCCGGTGATGCGCTACTTCGGGAATGAAGTGCTGAGCCACGAGATGGATGCAGCAAACCTGAGTCGTCTGAACGATGGCGCCCCGCTGCTGTTTAATCACGATCCTGATCGCGTGGTCGGCGTTGTGGAGCGCGCTTGGGTTGATGGGCAGAAACGACGCGGTTATGTGAAGGTGCGCTTCTCGCGTAACAAGTTTGCGCAAGAAGTGCTCGACGATGTCCGCGATAATATTTTGCGCGGCATCAGCTTCGGCTATTCGATCGACAAGATGGAAGAGCGCGGAGATGACTTTGTAGCGACCAGATGGTCGCCTTACGAAGTCAGCGTGGTCTCTATACCTGCTGACCCTACGATTGGAATCGGCAGGTCTCTAACTGACGAGACCGTTGTTCAAGCGGCCCCAGCCGCATCACCAACACCTGAACCCGAAATGGAAAACACTCCAGATCTGGAGGTGATCCGGTCCGAGGCCGTCGAGGCCGAGCGTACCCGTATCGCCGCCATCAGTGCACTGGGCGATAAGCACCAGATGCAAGACCTGGCTCGCGAGCTGATCGACGGTGGTCGCACTATCGACGAAGCTCGTGCTGCTGTCCTTGAAAAACTCGGCACTCAACCCGTGGAACAAGTCATTCGCTCTGCTGACATCACCTCTAACGATGTCGGCCTCTCCGATAAGGAGACCCGTTCGTTCAGCTTTGCTCGCGCACTGAACTTCCTTGCTAACCCCAGCGACGTTTCTGCTCGTCGGGCTGCCGAGTTTGAGATCGAAGTCGGTAAGGCTGCTGCTCAAAAGTATGAGCGCTCCTCTAACGGCATCGTGATCCCCAACGAGGTGCTGCGTCGTGATCTGGTGGTGGGCACTCCTACTGCTGGTGGCAACCTGGTTGCCGATGAGCTGCTGGCCGGTAGTTTCATCGACCTGCTGCGCAATCGTCTGGCACTGGCCCAGGCTGGCGTCACCATGCTGACCGGCCTGCAGGGCACCATCAGCATCCCCCGTCAGACTTCTGCTGCTACCGCCTACTGGGTGGGTGAGAACGGTTCGCCGACCGAGAGCCAGCAGGCAATCGATCAGGTCAACATGACCCCCAAGACTGTGGGTGCTTTTGTTGATTACAGCCGTCGTCTGCTGCTGCAGTCTTCCATCGATGTGGAAGGCATGATCCGGAACGATCTTGCTCGCGTGATCGCTCTCGAGCTTGACCGCGCTTCCATCTACGGCACCGGCTCTAGCAACCAGCCCCTTGGTCTGACCAACACCACCGGTATTGGCAGCCAGACCATCACCACCTTCGGTACTTTTGCTGAGTACATCGGCATGGAAACCGATGTGGCATCTGCCAACGCCGATGCCGGCAGCCTGCGTTACATCATCAACGCTGCTGCTCGCGGTGCTCTGAAGTCGACCGAAAAAGCGACCAATACTGGCGCTTTTGTCTTTGAGGACAACGAGATCAACGGCTACCCCGTGATCGTGTCGAACCAGCTCCAGAACAACGATGCGCTGTTCGGCGACTTCTCCATGATGATCATGGGCATGTGGTCTGGTCTGGATCTGACTGTTGATCCTTACGCCGGTGCTACCGCTGGCACCGTCCGCGTTATTGCTCTGCAGGACGTGGATGTGGCTGTGAAGCAGCCTGGCGCCTTCTGCCTCGGCACCTGATCATGAAGATCGAGATCCTGCGTCAAGTCATGATCTCGGGGGAGCCGGTTCAGGCTGGCTCCTTTGTCGAGGTCAACGAGGCTGACGGCAATCTGTTGGTTGGTAGCGGTAAGGCCGTTGTGGTACCTGCCGTGGAGAAGCCCGCACCTGTTGAGGTGACGGAAGAGCCTGCTCCAGTGCCTGCTGTTAAGCCGGTGCGGAAGGCTAAGACTGTGACTTCTGAATTCCCTACTAAGGACTGATCATGTCTATCCTCTCTACTGGCCTGGAGAAGCTCCAGCATTTTGCGCTGGCTCCTACTGCTCAACGCACCTCCAACCTGGACGGCACTGCCGTTGACATGAATGATTACGAGGGCGACCTCGTGATCATCCTTGATGTTGAGGCTGGCGGGACCTCGACTTTGGATGTAAAAATCCAATCGAGCGACACCTCTGGTGGTAGCTACACCGATGTGACCACCGTGTTCAATCGCGGCGGCACTGAACAGGCTTCTGGCGCCGTGGCTTTCGCCCAAGCAAGCACCTCTGCTTCCAAGCAGTTTCTGGTGTTTCCTAAGGGCGCTGCTAAGCGTTGGATCAAGGCTGTGTCGACCACTTCGACCTCGACCCACACCTATTCGATTAATGGTGTTGGCGTGAAGAAGTACGGCTGATAGCCGTACTGCATTGGCCCTGGGTTGCTTCGGCGGCCTGGGGCTTTATGCTGTTTACATGGCATTCACCGAAGACCTGAGCGTATTTTTCGACCTTCAGGGTTTCGGTGTACCTGTTGTGCATGAAGGTGTGACTGGCGTTGGCATTTTAGATATGCCAAGCGAAATGCTCGCTGATGGGGTGGTGTTGAGCACGGATTACAAGCTGACTGTCCGTAGCGCAGTGTTTAACGAATTTTTGAGCGGCGATACGGTAACCGTTGATGGCGTTTCGTACAAAGTTCGCAATCCAAGTCTTGTAGACGACGGTAAAATTACAGAAGTAATGCTAATGAGGGTTTAATTGTGCCTGAGATCTACGGGAGCTGGGCTAGCAGGAGCGATAATATAGTCATTCTCGGAACCCTTGCTGCGACTGGGTCGACGCCTGGAGTTGAAGTTTCAGGTAATAGTTTTACGTTTGTTCATGATACGACTGCAGGCAATATCACCGTTGTCGACGAAGGCAGCCTTGACGGTGTGAGTTGGTTTTCGCTTGATGAAGCAAAAAGCCATAGCCAGTCTGGAGTTCATGCGTATTTTTATTCGCCAAGAATTGTTCGCTATGTGAGATCTAGAGTTACGGCAATTCAAAATGGCGCATCTATTACAATTGCAATGGCATGCGATTAGCCATGGACCGCGACACCTTCAAGAATTGGGTCAAGGTCATGCAAGCGCTAGAAGAAGCTGAAAAGACAGATAGCTATATTTATTATCGAGCGAAATCAATTGTGACCAAGCAGGTCGATCCTGGCGCGTTTGGTCCGCTTCCCAAGCGAGGATTCAATGACCACTAAGCGCGAACGGATTCTGAGTGCGATTGCAAGCGCACTTGCTAGCACTGCGGGCGTGAATGGTCGCGTGTATCGCAGCAGGGTCACTGCAATGCAGCGCGCTGAGTCGCCTGCAATTGTCATTGAACCGATCAGTGACACGCCAACGCAAAACACCAGCTTGCCGACATTGGATTGGCGCATGCGTGTGCGTGTAACGGTAATCGTGCGCGGTGACACGCCAGATCAACTTGCTGATCCAATTATTGAGAGCATGCACGCCAAGATGGTGGCTGATTTGACGCTTGGCGGCTATGCGATTGACGTGCAGCCGGATGAAGTGACCTACAACATGCTGGACGCCGATCAGCCTGCCGGTGTAATTTTCAATGATTATATTGTTCAATATCGTACAACTGTTGCGAGTTTGGCCACGTAGAGTCTGATAAGTCGCGCGATTTACAGTGATTGATGAGTTTCAAGGGCAAGGTGGCTCGTACATCCTTGACCCCGAGACAGGCATCCGCACCCTCGTTCAGCGGACGCTGCCACCTGTTCCACAAGAGGTAATTTCCAATGCCCCTTCTAACTCGGAAACGCCTGATCCTTCTGGAGACGGAGACGACTTACGGGACGGATCCGACTCCCGACGGAGCGGACGCCGTTCTGGTTCGCGATCTGAATATCACTCCTCTGCAGAGTGATGTTGTCAGTCGTGACTTGATTCGTCCTTATCTGGGCGCGTCTCAGCAACTGCTGGCTAACACTCGTGTTGAGTGCACCTTCAGCGTTGAATTGGCTGGTTCTGGCACTGCTGGCACCGCTCCTCGCTATGGCAAGGCTCTGCTTGCTTGTGGTATGAGCGAAACCATCGTGGCTACTACCAGCGTGACCTATGCGCCCGTCAGCGCAAGTTTTGGTAGCTGCACCATCTATTACAACATTGATGGTCTGCTGCATAAAGTGACCGGCGCGCGCGGCACTTATACGCTGAATGTAGCCGTCGGCGAGATCCCCACCATTGATTTCACTTTCACTGGTGTGTACAACGCTCCCACTGACACCGCAGCGCCTTCGGTCACCTACGCCAATCAAGCCAACCCGGTAGTCGCCAAGAATGGCAATACGACTGACTTTCAGTTGCTGTCCTATAGCGGCTGCCTGCAGTCGGTGACTTTCGACATCGGCAACACTCTGGTGTACCGCGACTTGATCAACTGCACCAAGCAGGTGCTGCTGACTGATCGCGCCAGCACTGGCAGTGTGACCATCGAAGCGCCAACCATTGCGCAGAAGGACTACTTCACTGCTGCGCTTGCTGACGGCGCGCTTGGCAACCTGCTGTTCCAGCACGGCCAGACCGCCGGCAACATCGTTGATTTCGCCTCCACCAAGGTCGACATCGGCGATGTCAGCTACAGCGATCAGGATGGCATCCACATGCTGACCATCCCCTACACCTGCGTTCCCTCGACCGCAGGCAACGACGAGTTCAGCCTCGTCTACACTTGATTCGTTGGACAGACGGATGATGAGGGCCGGTAATGCGGCCCTTTTTTATTGGGTGTATGCTGTTGCAGTATCGCGTGAATTACGCATGGCATTTGTCCGCAAAAAGGTAAAGGTTTTCTCTTGGCCCGTTTCCATCGAGGAGCCCAGCGATGGTGGCACTTTTGATACGGCCACCTTTGACGCGAAGTTCAAGCGCGTGGGACGGAAGGAATTTCAAAAGCTGGGCGAGAAAGGTGAGCTTGACCTGCTCAAGGTAATTATGGTCGGCTGGGATGGGATTCTTGACGAGGACGGCAAAGAGGTACCGTTTTCGCTTGAGGCAATGCGCGAATTTAGCGATGATCATTACTGGATTCGCGGCGTGTTGAAGGCTTATACCGAGACATTTGAGGGTGGTCGCCAGGGAAACTGAAAGATGCTGCCGTCTATTGGGCGGACGGCGGCAAGCGAATAGAAGATAAAACAAAGGAGGACGCTGCTGTGTTTGGCATCGTCCTCCCTGAGCAACCTGCCGAGCAATCGAACGATTTCGAGGTTTGGGAGGAGAATTGGGATGTGGTGATGATGTTTTTGCGTATGCAAACGCAATGGACGACGACGATGGCGGGTTATATGGGACTGCGATATGACGTGCTTGTTTGCCCCGGCGGAATGTTCGACCTCTACAATGTGGAGAATCGCCGCGAGATGCTTGAAGACCTCCAGATCATGGAGGCTACGGCGTTAAGCGAATTGGCCAAGGACAAGGATGGCTAGCAAGCAGGTTCAAGACATTAAAGTCCGCCTTGGCATTGAAGGCTTTGAGGGGCTGGACCGGCTAAAGGGTTCTTTTCGCGAACTTGGAAAAGTAACGAATCTTAGCGATAAGGATATTTCTCGCGCTCGCGATAGTCTTGTTAATTTTGCTAAAAATGCTGGGAATACAGAGCAGGTAACCAAGGGCCTGCTTGAGGCGCTTAAGGGTCTTCAAGGTCAGGCGACAAGAAGCTCTTCAGCGTACAATAAATTAAGCGAAGACATTATCAAATTAAATCAATCTTTAAAGTTAACAGATTCTGAAATTCAAAAGCAAGCAGAATTGCTTGCAAAATCTGCTCGCGCGCATTCTCAGTCGGAAGCGTCAATCAAAGGGCATGTAAAAGCCCTGCAAGATCTTCGCACTCAGGCTTCGCTTGGCGGACAAGCATACATTGGCATTGGAGCTGAAATTGATCGATTAAATACTAAACTTGAAGAGGGCACCAAAAAAAGTCGCTCATATCGGAGTGTCCTTGGTCAAGCTTTGTCTGGCGATCCAGAAAAGCTTTCTGCTCAGCTTGAAAAGCTTAAGCAGACTTTGGCTGACACTGGCAACACGGCCGAGCAAACTGGTCGCGCGATGGCTCAACTGGCTATCGGTGGAGCCACAGAATCACGCGCTCGTATTGCTGCATTTACAAAAGAAATCGAAGATCAGCGCCGAGCTATTACGCGATTAGACGAAGCCTTTTTGGAGCTTCCTAGGACTTCTGCTATTTATGCTCAAAGACTTAACGAATTAAATCTTGAGCTCAATAACACTGTAATCGCAAGTACTCGTTATTACGAAATTCTTGCAGATATTTCAACACTTCAACTTGAGCTTCAGAGGGCTCAGTCCATTGGTCGCGGGCAGGTTTTATTTGAGCGACTTTTCCTGCCAGAAGGAACGGCATCAAGGCTTGCGTCAACCCAAAAAAACCTGGGCATGGTCATTGGCGCATTGCGCGAAGAAATGTCCATGCTTGATACAAGCACGGCAGAAGGAAGCGCTAAATTTGCCCAGCAATCTCGTCAAGTTGCACAATTAGAGGAGCAACTTAAAAAACTAAATAATCAATACATTAGCGTTGGTCAATCGCAAGCTGCAGCAGCGCAAACTGAAATTAATCCATATCAGCCATCTGGCGCAAGAAATCTGCTTTTCGACAAAGAAATTGCTCGTCAAGCCGCTGAAGGTGTCAAAGAATTCAGAAAAACATATAATGATGCGATAGATTCGCTAATTAGCGCAAAACGTAATTTTAGAGAAGAAGAAGCTCGCCTTATTGAGCAAAATAATCAACAGCAAGAAAGTGCTCATAGAGCCGAAATGGCTCGTATTGAAGCTGAAAATAATGCTGCAGTTACTGCGTTCGATGAACAGTTAAGGATTAGAGCAAATTTACTTGACGCACAGCGAAAAGCAGCAGCTTCCGCCATGGGTTTTGGCGGGCGTGAGTTATCACCTCTTTACGAAAGAATCACGGGGCTAGCTGGCGCTTCGGTTCAGCGCGAACAGCTAATGATGGGGCGAAGCGCAACTCAAGTCTTAACAGACATGCTGACTGCCTTTGAGAAGGGCGGTCGAGGCGTTGACATTGCACAAAAAAGCACCCAAATTGGGGAAAGCATTGCGCAAGGCGTTACAGCAGGGGCAACAGACAAAGGAATCCTGGCTTCTGGCGCAAATACACTTTCAGAGCAATTTATTTTTTCGCTTAAAAAAGCTTTCAGAATTAAAAGCCCCTCTGGCGAGTCGCGCGATGAGATTGGGGTACCTATTGGACAGGGTATTGGTCAAGGCATTATTCAAGGTCTCAAAGAGGTTCGTGGCGATGTTATCTCTGCTGTTCGTTTGTTGTTTTCTGATATAGCAGCTACTCCTCAACGCGCTAATTTACCTGCGCAGCAAACTGCTCTTGCTGACAAGCTTCAGTCTTTCCTGGCTCGCACTTCAGCCAAAACATCCACCTTTCTTCCTTTTGCTCGTTTAATGGGAGAAGAAGCCGTCTCTTCCCCCGCGCTCACTCTCGCCACGTACAGAAAAGCGTATGAGCGAGGTGGCATTGTGCCTTCGATGTACATGCCGACCGAGCAACGTAGGAATGTTCGAGGCGTTTCTGGTCTTCCTGGCTTTGGGCTGGAGCAAGAGATTGTTGCCGGGGCAATTCGCAATGTTGGTCGCACTGGCGCCTTTGTGGGTCCCCTGAGCGGCCCTCGGGTTTCGCTAGGAGGCGCGCGCTCACCCTTTGCAGCCGGAATTGGCATGCAGCAGCCTGCGGGAACACCCGCAGAGTTTCAAGGATTGGCGAATGCTCTTGCCTCTGTTGCAAAAAATGTTGACGTAGCGGCTCGTCAGATTCAAGACGTTGGATTCCTGAATTTACCGACAAGAACAACTGGCGCGCGAGGGTTTGCTCTTAATGCGGCAATCAACCAAGCCGCATGGCAGCGTCGAGGTGCAACATCTTTTGCGGGGCAGTCTGCACCACTTTTTGGTGCGTCTTCTCCTGTGCCTGCGCAGGGTTCGTTCCGTTATGGGATGGCAGCCGCGCAGTCGTTTCCAGTTGAGGGAATGCTTGGCGGTGGTCGCTCTATGCAGTTTGGTAGAGAAGCTGCCGCTAGTTCAACAAGGGAAGCAATTGTTTCTTATCGTCAAGCTGTATCAAATTTTTGGGAAGGTGAAACAGGCACCTTTGAAACAGTTCGACGTATTGTGTCATCAGGCGTTCAATTAAGCGCAAGTCGTCTTGCAAGGCGTTTGACTGAATCTATTGAATTACCAAATATTTCTGGCATTGGTCGTCGGATTGGTGGCGCCATGCCAAGCCTGTCTGGTCTTCGCGCAGGGTTGTCAAATATTTCGATACCAGGTGCATCGGCGCTGCATGAGCTTTTAACCGGAGACAAAGCCTTTATGCAGCGACTGGAAAGGCAAGATATGGCGTATGGCGTTTCAAGACTTGGCGAATTTCCTATATCTGGGATGGCGCAAATTGGAAATATCGGTGCAGGTGGTGGCTCTTTTATTCCGCTAATGGCCGGAGCTGCTGGCGGTGGCGGTGGCGGTGGTCGTCCTCCCGCTGCAGTCATCCCTCCTGCCGCTCCATCTGAGTATGAAAAGCTCACTGCGGCTGTAAGCCGTTTTGGTGATGTAAATCGCCGTAGTACTGCTGATTTGCGTGAGTTTTCTGGAAGCTTGGCTTTGCTTCAGGACATACTTGATCCAACGGCTGCTGATTTTAAGCAGGTAAATCAAGAAATTGAAAAACAAGGACGGTTGGTTGACCGTGAGCTGGAAAAGCGGCAACGAGGCGCCCGCCGCCGTATGAGCGGAATGGAAGTCGCTCAAGCTGCTGGCGCTGCATTGAGTGGTGGCATCTTTGGCGGTCCCGAGGGTTTCCTCGGTGGCGCAGTTGGCGGCGTGTTTGGCGGCGTGGGGGGTGCATTTGCTGGTGCTGCTGCTGGTGCGCAAGTTGGCATGCTGAGGCAACAGCTTGGTGGATTTGCTGACTATGCAGCACAGATCCAGAAAATGCAGATCGCACTGCGAGATGCGGCTGGAAGCCAGGATCAATTCAACCAAGCCGTTGAAGCAGCTAATTTTGCGGTGCGCAACCTGAATGTGCCGCAAGACGTTGCGATTCAGGGCATGACGAAATTGACCGCTGCGGTGAGAGGAGCAGGCGGTCAGGTCACCGATGCCGAATTGGTCTTCAAGAATGTGACCGCAGCAATCAAGGCAACCGGTGGGTCGGCGCAGGATGTTGACGGTGCCATCACTGCGATGGTTCAGGTGTTCTCGAAAGGCAAGGTAAGCGCAGAAGAGTTAAGCGGTCAGCTTGGCGAGCGCTTGCCCGGCGCAGTTACGAAGTTTGCCCAAGCGAACGAAATGACGCTGCCTGAGCTGTCAAAAGCGCTCGAGCAAGGTCAGGTTGGCTTGAACGAGCTAATGAATTTCATCGTGCAGCTTGGTGATGAATACTCTGGTACCGCAAATCAAATCGCAGATTCCAGTCAGGATGCTGGCGCTCGCCTGACGGTGGCATTCAACGATATGAGGATTGCGATTGGCGAAACGCTTCAGCCAGTTGGTGCTCAACTACAGGAAACTTTCGCAAAATTTGTAACCGATATTACGCCAGCAGTGGCTGCAAGTGCTAAAGCAATCGCGGACGCCTTCTCGTTCTTTTTAGACAATGAGATTCTTTCCGGAATTGCCGCTTTTGCCCTAAAGCTTGGGCTTGTCACGGCGGCGACTGTTGCGTTACGCGCTGCAATCACATCGCTTGCTCAGATAAATATTGTTAGCTGGTTCACCGGCGTCAGTTCTGCGGCTCGAATTACTGGCGATGTAATGGCAGCTTCTGCGGTCAAAACTACAGGCTTCGCTACTGCAATGCGCGGTCTGTTTGGCATATTAAGAAGCATTGCTGCACTTGGTGCAATTACCGTCGCAATTGATGTAGTTGTTCGCAATTTTGCGCAACTCATGGCTGCGCGTCAAGCTTTTAGGGAGCTAAACGCAAAACGAGATCCCGTTGGCGCAACTGGTCCTCAGCCAGCAATGACAGCGGAAAGGCGCTATACAGGTGCCGCAAGAGAAAAAGTGATTGAAGACATAAACAAGCAGCGAGAGCACGCTGCTCGTCTTAGGAGAGAAATACAAGATATTGAATCACGGTTGCTTGTGGCGGAAAGTGTACCGGGAGCGGGACGCGCTTCTCTGTTTACCGCAGGCTTAAAGGCCCAAGCCGACCTAAAAAGGGTTCAACTTCGCGAAGCGGAAGAGGTAATTAAGCTTGATCTAAAAACGTTCAAAACTCGCGAGCAGATTCAATCTGAATACTTGCGCGGCATGAATGAGCGCTTCAAGACGGTAGATGGCGGCGAAGGCAAAGCAGATAAAGAAGCTGAAAAGGCTGCTCGTGAAGCTCAACGCCTATACGAGGAAAATCTTCGCAATGCAATGCGCTTGCAAGACGTTGGCCTGCGAACGCTTCAGCTTGAAGAGCTGACAACGCTTGAGAGAGAGCGCCAACAGCTTGTCAACCGCGACGCCGACAGAATTGAGTTTGCAATCCTTGACCTAAAGCAAAAACAATTTGGCCTTGATATCAGGCAAACGCATTTGAATGAAGTCAACGAGCGCTTGGAAGACTTGCGGGTCCAGGGGCTAAGGCAAGGGCTTGATGTTTCAAAAACAGCGGAAGAAATTTCTAAAAATAAAATTGAATATTTAGAGCTTCAGCTTGAGGCTGAAAAAAATATCACTGACCAACTTGAGCTGCAACGGCAAATTATTGAAGCCACGGGACTGACGCGGGAAATGCGTCAAGCCGGTCGTCGCGCTGCGATTGGCGTTTTTGATTACGGCCAAGCTGGCGCTGCCAATTTTGCTGGTGGCGAGCAGATCTACCAGCCTCAAGAATTTATGACGCCAGAAGCTCAGCGCTTCCAAGAAATGCGTCAACAACTGGAGGAAATGATTTCCCTTCAGAATCAAGTGCAAGCTGGCGCCATGCAGATGGGAGAGGCGTTCTCCAGTGCATTTATTGAAACGATTACGGGCTCTAAGTCAGCAAAGCAGGCACTTGCCGACTTGATGGCGTCAATTGGCAAGCATTTTCTGGACATGGCGCAACAAATCATTACGCAACAAATTGCGATGATTCTTTACGGCACCATCATGAAAGCGCTTGGGGTGGGTCTCAGCGGTGGAGGCGCCGCTCCTAACTACAGCGGTGTTTTCAGTAGCGGTCAGGCAGGGTTCAATCCATCCGTGTTTACGGGGCCAAGTTTGCTTCCGGCGGCCAATGGAGCGGCGTTTGCTCAAAACGGCATTCAACCCTTCGCAATGGGCGGCATCGTCACCAAGCCGACATTCTTCAAGTACGCGAAGGGTGGCGAGATGCAAAACGGCCTCATGGGCGAAGCCGGGGCTGAGGCGATTATGCCGCTCAAGCGTGGTGCTGATGGCAAGCTTGGCGTCGCCGCTCGCCTGGACGGTGCCATGAAACGGTACCGTTCGACGCCTGGTAGCGCAGCCGCCGCAGCAGAAGGTGACAGCGCCTCGCTGGCTGCGGCAGGGGCGGCCACAATGGAGCCGATTGACGTCCGCTACAGCGTGGAACGCATCAACAACGTGGATTACGTCACCGCTGATCAGTTTCAGCGCGGCATGGCACAGGCTGCCCAACAGGGCGCAATCCAAGGCGAACGCCGCGCCATGCGTAGCCTCAAAAACAGCGCCGCCACACGTAGAGGAGTCGGCATCTAATGGAATACGCCTACGGCCACCTACTGGACATCGGCCCCAGCGGCCAAGCAGCCCAATACCGCTTCCAGAACTACGCGATCAACCAAAACGTAGACGGCTACTTGTTTCTGCCGTTCAGCTTTGGTGGAGCGGTAGCCACACTTCAAGGCGACAACCTTGATGCGGCACTCCAGTTCGCCAACATCGAAATGACCCGCGCGTGGATTGTCGAGGCCCTCGATAACCTATGGGTTGCCAAGGTCACCACGGTGCTCTGGGAACCCTCCACTGGAGCAGTCCAGCGCACCCTTTACACCTACTGGGGCACCTGCTCTAGCGGCGGCTGGGATGAGGTCAACATCCAAGTCAGCTTAAACTCAGTGCTTGACGCGGTTCAAACCAACATCCCGGGGCGCCGCCTTCATCGCTGGCAGGTCGGCAGCATCCCGTTTACAGCTCAAATCAGTGTGTGAGCACCTGATTGGCCGACGCTATGAATACGGCGGTGACGACTGCATCCACCTCGTCATCGACGCGCTAAAAGCCCTAGGTAAAAACCCGCCAGACGTCGCTGACGATTGGTATCGGCTCAGCCCACGCGGCATCTTGCGGGAGCTGTCGGTTTACTGCGACACTCTGGATGCTCCCATCTACGATGGTGACATCATTCTGTTTGGCGCCAAGCCACCTGAATTCGGAGTCCAATGGCAGAGTGGCATCCTATTCATAAACCACTTGATTTCCGCAGTGGACTGGAAACCGGTGGCAAGCTTTACGATCCGCCGCTCTTACCGTATGAGATCGCGCTAATTGAAGCGCTTGGTTGCACTGAACAGGAATACAAAGAATTTGTCCGTTACGCACGCGATGCGGCTTATGTGCGTCCGGCTGAGTATGAAAATATCCCCAAAATTTATGCAGCAATGGTGCCAGTAGTTGCTGCTGTAGCGGTATCCGCAAAATCTGTTGCAACAACCATCGCAGTTAATGTTGCAATCGGCTTGGCGCTTACTGCTATCAGCATTCTTCTGGCACCAAAAGCACCAGCCCTAGAAACACCTGCCAAAATTCGCGGCAAAAAGCTCGCGGATCAGATCGGCCCTAGCCGCTTCAACCAAACCACCAGCTTCGATAACGTCAGCAGCCTTGCCGAATACGGTCAGCCAATTCCCATTCCCTTCGGCAAGCGGGGCACTGGCGCTGACGGCGCTCTAACCGGCGGTTTGATCCTTGCACCGGCACTGGTATGGAGCCGCATCTACAGCTACGGCAGCTACCAAGCGTTTGAAGGTATCTACGTCGCTGGCGAGTACGGCAGTGAGGCCCCCGAGCTTGGCGGCATCCGCGTTGGCACCACAGCGCTGAACAGCCTCGGCAACCGCGATTTTGCAGTGTTCTGGTCAAGCCAGTTAGGCGAAAATAGACCAGGGACAGCACGCTTAGTCGCTGGCACCCACATAGAAGGGGACGGCACCACCGGCACCGTTGGCCGCCAGATTTTTACCGCTCCAACCGAGGACGGACAGTTCAGCCAGGGATTTTCCATGGCTTACACCCCTCAAGCGGATACGTCGTTTGGAACAGCCGAGCCAATCCACAACGGCACGGCATTCCGCTTCAACTGGGAAATTATCTCGGCGCCCTATGCAGCAACCGAAGGCCCGGACAATAAAGAAGCACGGTTTGAAACCCAAGCCCGCCGCCGAAAAATCGCAGGTTCCGATGCTGATGTTTTGCATCGCTACGCCGATCAACCCAAAGAGGATATTCCGCAGGTTGGGATGCCTGGCGTGGGACGTGCCTACTCTCGCCGCATGGGGTTTGTTGCACACAGCGGCACTAATGGCGGTGCTGACGTAGAAAATCGCACGATCGTATCAGTAGCCGAAAACGATACCTTAACATTCGAAATCAATGGTAATAACTGGAAAGACTTTAATCAAGATGATTTCAAGGACACAGAGGTTAATGTCAAAGACTTGAAGGCTTCTGCTGATTCTTGGAGAGCAAGGGCTTCTGATTTGTTGGCCATAGGCTCTAAATGGATTATCGGCGCTTCGGTGTGGGTTGTTGAAAGCAGAAGCCCCGCCACTTGGACACAGTTTCAAACCCAACGCATTACATTTAAATGCACCGCAATTACCGGCGTAGCAACTGTCGGGCTGGCTGGCAGAAGAACAGTAGAAGAACCACTCGGCGGCTACGAAGGTAGTGTCTTTAACCCCAACAAACACTGCGGCGCAGCTTTCTTCAACATCTGCCGTCTGCATATGGCAAGCATCCGTCCCGTGCGACGTGATGCCCAAGTCATCGAAATTGGACTCCGTAGCCAAGTCTGGAACCGCGCCAACGGCCTGTGCAACTTCAACGCAATTCCTACGCCTTTCAAACTGCACCAACTCGATAAACAGGACATTACGCTCACAACGCCTCGAATGGATAAGTACTTCGAGCGCACATCGTGCTTTTCTATTTGGGTACGCCCAGTTGAGGTTTATGGCCAAGCCCAGCAGCCTTGGCGCAGGATGCCGCAAGTTTTCTGCGTTACTGGTAATGCCCCGGTCGATCAGTACAACTACATCCGTATTCGTCCTAAGCAAATTGGATACTACGAGTACCGATTTATTCCGCGCACGGGATCGGATATTGCAATCAACAGCATAGATACAAATAGAGTTATCCGATTAAATGCGAATACTGGCAGCATCTTAGGAATAGACTTAGACACAGACTATGGCGGTTTTAGAGTCACAACCAATGGCGATGACACTATAACTATCGCTGACATTCGCGTGAACGACGAACTTGTAACAGACCCGCAAGAAGCCAGCAGCGTAACCACCACACAAACCACGCTCCCAACAGCGCTATCCCAATACGACCAAAGCTCGAGCAATGGCAGCATCCAGCAAGTCGTCAATGCGTGGCTCACCGAAAGACTGGGATATGCACGCGATTATCCCGGTCGCGTCCGCAGCGCCACCATCACATTTGATAAGCCCGGCGTGGGGCAAATTGTCTTCAACGTAAACGCTACATCTGTAGCTGGCACACTTGGCGTCACCATCGGTCCGGTCTATCTCAGCGCAAACCTTGAGAATCCTTACCAGTGGACAAACGTCTCGTACAACGTCATTTCTGCAAACGGCACGTGGAATACATCCCACAGATTCACTGTCGTCATTCCGGTCAACAATGACTTTTCGCGTGTAGGCGGCTACTCGGCAGTGAACGTTGCCTTTGCTGTTACTGCTGTCCAAGCTGTATCAACAGTGAACAGCTCCACGGTCAGCAGCGCTGAGCGCGTATTTGAAGAAAACTCACAGGTCTCAGACTGCAGCCATTATCTGGAGTTGACCAAATCCAATGAAAGCGGACCCGAGCATCAGATCGTTTACGTCAACGAGTGCATTTCCAACGAAACACTTGCCGAGTATTACGGCATGTCCACACTGGGATTCACCGTAAAGTCCAGCGGTCAACTTGGCGGCATCGGTCAAATCCGCGCCTGGGTCCCAACCGGCATCAGTGTTTACCGCTTGATTGAACAGGACAACAAACCCAGCAACCTTTTCGCCGATCTTGTCTACTACCTCCTGACCAGCAAGAGCCAAGGTGTCGGCAACGTCGTCCCTACAGAGCTGATCGACGTTGACTCACTCACCACAACCGCCCAGTACTTACGCGCCAACAAGATCTTCTTTGACGGCGTGGTGGAAGACAGCGACAGCCTGCGCTCGTTCCTGTACGACAACGCTGCGCTTCAGCTATGCAACTTCACAATTAAAAACGGCCGTTTCGGCATGATGCCGGCGCTGCCCTACGACAGCAGCTACCAGATCAGCACCACGCCCATCGCAATCGAGCAGATTTTCACCTCGGGCAACATCATCCAAGACAGCTTGCAGGTCCAGTACATCGACGCCGCCCAGCGTTCAAACTTCCGTGCTCTGGTTAGTTGGCGCGTCACCGTCGAAAACGATCTACCAACGCAAGCCTCCGCTTTGGTCGACTGGGCCGACATCCCCGAAGGCAGCCGTTCCACGACCCAGCAAGCTTTCGATCTAACTGACTTCTGCACCAACCGTGCCCAAGCACTGAAGACCGCACGGTTCCTGCTGAGCATCCGCCGCCGCGTCACTCACACCGTCAGCTTCAAAACCGTACCCGACGCCCTCGGCATCCAACCCGGTTCCTACATCCGCGTTATCACCGAAGCCACCACCTACAGCGCCACCAACAACGGCGG